GCTATGTTACGCGTTCAAAGCGCTATGGCTTTTTCGCAAGGTATTCAAGGTGTACTCGAAGCAAAGGACTCATTTAAGCAACTTGGGACGGTAGTTAAAGACGTTGTTTTAGGTTTATTCAAAAAGAATGCCGTAACGGCTGCAGGCGCAGCGGTTGACAAAGCAAACGTAGTTACAACGGGCGCTCAAGCGGTTGCTTCAACGGGATTGGCCACGGCTCAAACGGGAGTAGCCGTTTCCACGGGTGTAGCGAGTAACGCGATGAAATTATTTAGAATTGCTTTAATTGCCACGGGTATCGGTGCAATAGTTGTCGCGGTTGGTTTACTTATTGCGAACTTTGACAAGGTAACTCAAGCGGTAATGTGGGCGCGTGAAAAGTTTGAAAAATTAGGCACGGGAGTAAAGATTTTAATTTCGATAATGTTTCCTTTTATCGGGATAATTTACGGAACTATAAAAGCGTTAGAATACTTTGGGATTGTGGACGATGTTAACACGGCCAAAATGAAAAAGAACGCTCACGACCATACGGAAGCGGTTATTAAAGGCGCAGATAAACGAGCGAAAGCAATTAAAAAAGAACAAAGTCAAAACGATGCAAAGGCACAACGCGAAATAGATTTAGCAAAGGCCTCAGGAAAAGCTACCTACGAAATGGAACTATCCAAGGCTAAAGCGCATTTAGCAAGTGGACGCGTTTATTTGGAAGTTCAAAAGTCCAAAATGAAGGCAATGAAAGCCGAAATGGATTTATTGTTAGCAACCGAAGACCAAGATTCCGATAGATATAAAGAGTTGAAAAAACGAGCGGAAGCCGTTAGAAAAATAATGGACGAGACCTACAAAGATAACGTAGACACTAAACACGCTATCGCAGTAATGGAGGCCGAGCATAACAAGGAAATGGCGGACAAAGCCAAACAAGCAGGGGATAAGGCAAAGCAAACCGCGGAACAAAATCGAAAGGCTTACATAGACAACTTAAAGAAACAATACGACGACCAATCTAAGTTAGAAGAAGAAGCCGAAAACCAAAAGTTAGCGTTAATGGCGGACGGAATAGAAAAAGAAAAAGCATTACGTCAAGACGCTTATAACGATTACCGCGATAACTTCCTAAAAGAACGAATAGCGGATGAACAAGAAGCCTTAAACAAACAATACGAGTCGGGTAAAATAAGTCGCGAAGAATACAACAAACAACTCGAAGCGCTAAGGGTAAACGCGGAATCTAAATTAACCGAACAAGAACGACAAATACTTGTAAACGCTAAAGACCTTTTGAACAAAGACTTGTTAGCAATAGACGAAAAACACCAAGCCGAAGTATTAAAGCGAACTCAAGACTTCCAAAAGAAGGTACAAGACGAAGAAAAGAAACGACAAGAGGACTTTTTGAACCAAGTCGAAGGATTACAGGAATTAAATTACCAAGCGAGCCTAAGCGACCAAGCAAAAGAACTTTATTTACTCGAGGAAAAGTACGCGGAAATGCAACGAATGGCGCAGGGTAACGCGGACGCAGAAAAAACAATAGCCGAAGCCAAAGGGCGCGAAGTAGAAGAAATCAATAAGAAATACACGGACGCAGAAAAAGCACGTAAAGAAGAAGCCATTAAACGAGACGCGGATTTAGCAAAACAAGGACTAACATTAATTTCCGACCTTACGGAGTTATTTGGTAAGAAGGGAGAAAAACAAGCGAAAAAAGCATTCCAAGTTAAAAAGGCGGCAAGTATAGCCACCGCATTAATAGACACTTTTTTAAGTGCGCGTTCGGCTTACTTTTCGCAGTTTACACCCGTTCCCGACCCTTCTTCGCCCGTTCGTGGTGGTATTGCCGCAGGGATAGCCGTAGCAAGTGGATTGGCAGGAGTTGCTAAAATTGCTTCGCAAAAATTCGAGGGTGGTGGTTCTGCTACGGGTGGCGGTGGCGCTTCCGAAGGTGGTGGCGGTGGTATGTCAGGTGGAACTCAAGCGCCTTCCTTTAATGTCGTAGGTAATAACGGATTAAATCAATTAGCGCAACTTCAACAACAACCGACACAGGCCTACGTAGTTAGCGGACAAGTAACAACGGCTCAAAGTTTAGACCGTAACCGAATACAAAACGCAACACTTTAACCAAAATTAAATTATTTAGATATGAGAATCATTGAATTGATAATAGACGAAAACGACGAGCAAAGCGGAATCGACGCGGTAAGCGTTGTCAAATCCCCCGCGATCGAAGAAAACTTTGTAGCCTTAAATAAACACGAAATCGAACTAAAAGAAGTTGACACCGAGAAACGAATTCTTATGGGTGCGGCTTTGGTCCCGAATAAACAAATTTACCGAAGAAACGCAAAGAACGAAGAATACTATATTTATTTTTCAGCGGACACTATCCGAAAAGCAAGTGAATTGTTTTTAATGCGCTCCAATCAAAATAACGCGACCTACGAACACGAGAAAAAACTCAAAGGTTTAAGCGTGGTTGAATCTTGGATAATCGAAGACGAAAAAAAGGACAAATCTAATTTATACGGATTCTCACTTCCAAAAGGTACGTGGATGATTTCGATGAAAGTAAACAACGACGAAGTTTGGAAGGATGTTAAAGAAGGCAAAGTAAAAGGCTTTTCGATAGAAGGTTACTTCGCGGATAAATTCGAAATGAGTTCGGAAGAACACGAAGCCACGGAAATAGTAAACGAACTTAAAAACTTATTAGGCATAAAATGAAGGCACGAAGACAAGAAATAAGAAATAGTCCGCGCGGTGGTAAGCGTGGTTGCTTATGCAAAAACAATACTTACGACTCAAAGTGTTGCACGGGCGAACTACAAAACCAAGGAATCGGAAGCGACGTAACACCACCGAACCCCGTTCCACCACCCCCGCTTTGGTATCCGAAGCCGTAACAAAATGCAACAAAACTTTTAACCTTTAATTATATAGATATGAAAACAATTTTAGACAAAATCAACAAAGCGGACGAAATCCAATCCAAAAAAACGGAGTTAGCAAAACACGAAGTAGAATTAGCTAACATTCAAGACTTAGTAAGATTAGTAAGTGAAGCAGAAAAATCATTAGCAAATTTTAATAGTTTGTATGAAAAATTAAATACACTTAAACCGCAAATTGTAAAATTAGGTGACCAAATCGTGGCTTCTCAAAGTGATATGAATAATTTAATACGAACATTTGGGAAACAATTTTCTGAATTAGGATTAAAATTTTCTGATTATCCTGAATATAAAAGAATTTCCGAATTTATGTCAAAATCAAGAATGGTTGGTGATATGACAAGATATATTAAACAAATCTAATTAAACACAAATGAAAAATAGCACACTACTAGAAAAAATAAAAGCGTTGTTATCTAACGAAATCAAGTTAGAGCAAATGCTTATGGGCGACGGAGTAACTAAAATAGAAGCGGATTCGTTCGAGGCAGGAAAAGAAGTTTTTGTCGTAACTGAAGACGAACAAAAAATTGCCGTTCCCGTTGGAGAATACGAATTAGAAGACGGACGTATTCTTGTTATCGTTGAAGAAGGTATTATTTCCGAAGTTAAAGAAAAGGAAGAAGAAGTAGAAGAAGTTGAAGAAGAAGTAAAAGAGGAAACTACCGAAGCAATGCCCGAAGAAGAAATGAGCGCGCCCGTATCTACTCCTAAAAAAACTATCGAATCCATAGTTAAAGAAACATTCTTTAGCGAAATGGAAAAACTTAAAGAAGAAAACGAAGCGTTAAAAGTTGAGTTAGCTAAACTTTCAAAAGTTGCTGAAGTCATAGAAGAAAAGACCGAACTTTTTGAAACACCCGAGCCGATCGCTTTTAATCCTGAAAACGAAGCTAAAACCGAGTTTACTAAAATCGGTAAAAAAGCACCACGCGGAATAATGGATTCCGTATTAAACAAAATGTACAAATAATTTAATTAAAAAAAAATGCCAAATCCAACTATTACAACGTCTTACGCAGGTCAATGGGCAGGTAAGTACGTATCAGCCGCTTTATTAAGCGCACCAACTATCGAGGGTGGCGGTGTAACCGTTATGCCTAACGTAAAATACAAAGCCGTTATTCAACGACTTGAGACAACTGATTTTTTGAAGGACGCTTCTTGCGACTTTACTCCGATCGGAACGGTTGACTTAACCGAGCGTGTATTACAAGTTAAAGACCTTCAAGTAAATATGACTTTTTGTAAGTCCGAGTTTCACTCAACTTGGCAATCTATCGAAATGGGTTATTCTTCTTTCGACACTTTACCAAAATCTTTTTCGGATTATTTAATCGCTTATGCCGCTGAAAAAGTAGCCGCTGCTAACGAGATTAACATATGGCAAGGTGATTCCTCAATTTCAGGTCAATTCGACGGATTGTTTACAACGGCTCAAGCAGACCTTAACTTACCACCCGCACAAAATATCGCAGGTGGTACAATCAACGCGGGTAACGTTATCAATGCTTTACAATCAGTTTACAACGCTATTCCTGCTACACTTTACGGAAAAGCAGACCTTAAAATCTACGTTTCTCAAGACGTTCTTAAGGCTTATGTTGCTGCATTAGGTGGTTTCTCCGTTTTGGCTACGTCTAATTCGGGTGTTAACGCTCAAGGAACTATGTGGTACAACAATGGCGCGGTTACTTTCAACGGATTGCCAATCTTTATGGCTAACGGACTTCCTTCTTCTTCAATGATGGCTACAACTACTTCAAACCTTTACTTTGGTTGTTCTTTATTGAGCGACACGCAAGAAGTTAGAGTAATTGATACATCTGCAACTTTAGGAGATGACAACGTTCGTGTAGTTATGCGAATGGCGGCAGGTACTCAGTACGGAGTTATTGAAGACATCGTAATTTACGGATAATCAACCTAACCAAAAACATAACGGGGTGGTGGATAAAACTGCCACCCTTTTTTTTAACATTAAAAAACTAAAATAAAATGAGTTGCGATATTTCACACGGTAGATTAGAGCCTTGTAAAGACGTAGTAGGCGGATTAAAAAACCTTTACGTACTTAATTACGGACACTATGACGAAACCGATATTACTTACGACACCGCGGTAGGTTACGAAGACGTAATTACTGCAATTTCTTTGAATCCAATTGCGCCTGCTACAACTACTTCGATTTACAAATTCGAACTTAAGGGTACAAACTCCTTCGAAACAACTATTACAAGTTCACGTGAAAACGGAACTACGTTCTTCGAGCAAGTATTAAGCGTTCAATTAAAAAAACAAGACGCGATTACGCACAAACAAGTTAAATTATTATCTTACGGACGTCCTAACATTATCGTTGAGACAAACGCAGGGCAATACTTTATCGCAGGTTTATTCCGAGGAATGGACGTAACGGCGGGAACTATCTCAAACGGAACTGCATTAGGAGATATGAACGGTTACGGATTGACTTTCACGGGTCAAGAAGCCGTACCTGCTAACTTCTTGGATTGCACAACCGAAGCACAATTACTTGTTTTGTTGAATAACCCAACACTTGTAACTAACTAAGAACTTTGTTTCATAACGTTAAGGGGGTGGCGACACCCCTTTTTTTATGCACAAAAACACGGAATAGGAGTTATAATAATATGATAGTAGTTAACGAATCCAACACTTCGCAAAGTTTTAAGTTTATTCCGCGTTATGGTACACCAACAACGTTGGAGTTAACGGGCGAAAACACGAATACAACGCAAGTAGTTGCAGGAACGTTTACCGCAGGGGATTACGTTTACAACTTTAGCGGAGTTTTACCCACGGAAGAAAACCAATTTTATTGGGTTGTAATTAAAGACGGAAGCGGAAACCTACTATTAAAAGAACGTATGTTTTGCACTAACCAACCGATAAACACATTCTCGGTTAACGACGGGCAATACATAAGCAATACAACAACTAACGACTTTATAATGTATGAGTAATAACGTCCACGTTTTACAATTAGCGGAATACCAACAACCCGTACTTCAGGAAAATTCGCGAGACGCGTGGGTTGGTTGGGGAGAAAATAACGATTACTTCGATTACCTTATTGATAGGTATACAAACTCAACGACAAACGGAGCGATAATAAACAACGTTTCTCGGTTGATATACGGAAAAGGTTTAAGCGCTTTAGACGCTTCACGTAAGCCGAACGAGTACGCTCAAATGATGACTTTGTTTAGCAAAGATTGCGTACGTAGAATGGTATTCGATAGAAAACTTTTCGGTCAATTTGCGATCCAAGTACATTACAATGAAAAGCACGATAAAATTCTAAAGGCTTACCACATTCCTGTTAACCTTTTACGCGCTGAAAAATGTAACGACAAAGGCGAAGTAACGGGTTATTTTTACTCGGATAATTGGAAGGAAGTACGTAAGTTCCCGCCTATGAGAATTCCCGCGTTCGGACACTCAAAGGAAAAAATAGAAATAATGTACGTTAAGCCTTACGGGGTTGGGATGAAGTATTACGCTTATCCCGACTACCAAGGCGCACTACCTTATGCAGTTTTAGAAGAAGAAGTAAGCGACTATTTAATTAACGAAGTTCAAAACGGCTTTTCAGGAACGAAAGTTGTTAACTTTAATAACGGAGTTCCTTCGGAAGAACAACAGGACTTAATTTCACAAAAGGTATTAAGCAAGTTAACGGGTTCTAAAGGTCAAAAAGTTATCGTTGCTTTTAACTCAAACGTGGAATCTAAAACTACGGTTGAGGATATTCCATTAAACGACGCGCCCGATCATTACACGTATTTATCGGACGAATGCTTACGCAAAATAATGTTAGGTCATAACGTTACAAGTCCTTTACTTTTTGGTATTGCTTCAACTAACGGATTTAGTTCTAACGCGGACGAATTACAAAACTCATTTATCCTATTCAACAATATGATTATTAAGCCGTTTCAGGACGAAATCTTAGAAGCGTTTGATAATATATTAGCGTTTAACGGAATATCATTAAAGTTATTCTTTAGAACACTTAAACCGCTTGAATTTACCGACTTAGAAAACGCAACAACCGAAGAACAAGTAACCGAGGAAACGGGCGCGGACGCTACCGAATTAAAATCCCAAAGCGTAGAAGAACAAATAGCCTTAGCATTACAAGAATTCGGCGAACAACCCCAAGAAGATTGGCTATTAATAGACGAAGCACCCGTAGACTACGACACGGACGAAGAAGAAAACAAAACGCTTAAAGGCGAAAAATCTTTATTTAGTCGTTTGGTAGAATTAGTAAACACGGGAATGGCTTTTCCTAACGCAAAGTCGGAACAAGACGAAGTAATAGACGGGGTTAAGTTTATTACTAGATATGTTTACGAAGGCGAAGACGGCGGCAAAAGTGGTAAGACACGTCCGTTTTGTAAGTTGATGAAAAGCGCAAAGAAGATTTACCGCAAAGAAGATATTTTGCGAATGAGTAAAAGCGTAGTTAATGGATTCTACACCAACGCTGAAGGAAGAACAATCGGTTTCGGTAAAGGCGGAAATTTAACTTACGATATTTGGTTACACAAAGGGGGACCGAATTGCTACCACCGTTGGAATAAACAAGTTTACGCGCAGTTCGATTCACGTTTTGGAATCGACGTTAATTCTCCAAAAGCAAAACAAATAGCCGTAGCAAAAGCGGAAAAATTTGGTTATAAAATTAAAAACAATGCACTTGTTTCGACACGTCCTATCGATATGCCGAACCGAGGATTTATAAACCCACGATAATGGCAGAAGCATTATTAATAACTCGAGACGATTTAGTTCGTTTTACCGCTACCAACGGCAATATGGATACGGACACTTTTATACAATGGATAAAGGTTGCTCAAGATATACACATTCAACAATACACGGGAACGCAATTACTAGACAAAATAAAAACGGATATAGTAAACAACACTTTAGCGAATCCGTATCTTGACTTAGTAGAAACTTACTTAAAGCCTATGTTAATCCATTGGGCTATGGTTGAGTTTTTACCTTTTCAGGCTTATACAATCGCAAATAAAGGAATCTTTAAGCACTCAAGCGAAACCGCTTCTAACGTAGATAAAAACGAAGTAGACTTCTTAATAGAAAAGCAACGTTATTTAGCGCAAAACTACACCGAGCGTTTTATTCAATATATGGCTTTTAGTGGTAACACGTTTCCTGAATACTATACAAATAGTAACTCGGATATTTACCCTAACTCGGATTCAAACTATATGGGATGGGTAATATAAAAAAACCTTACGCGCCTAAAAAGGCGAACATTATTAAGTTAAAACTATTACTTAAAAAATTAGAAAATGGAAAATGAATGGGGACAAGGTGCTATAAACGATATTTTTTGGGGACAATGCGCAGCGCAAAACGAATCCGATTGGGGAATAAGCCAATTTATAAGCCCTGCGGGACAAACTAACATAAGCGGAAAAATACGATGATAAAAATAAGTGAATTAACCCCAAAGGGTTCTAATCTTGAAGCAACGGACTTGCTCGAAGTTTCGGTAACCACCGCAGACGGCTACGAATCTAAGTCCATAACAGGCGAAGAAATTATTAATGCTATTCCCGTTCCAAGTGTAAACCCAAGAACGCTAACAAGTGTTAACGGTTCTAATCTAACGGGAACGACTAACCAAATAAGCGCGTCCGTTTTAATTCCTTCAGGAACTTTAGTAGCTAATAACACAATTTACATTAAAAATTTACTAACGAAAACCGCAGGGACTACTTCTTCAACGGGTAGAATTTACATAAACACTTCAAATAGTTTAACGGGTGCAACACAAATCGCAACAGCTTCGGGGATGTCTGCTACAAATTACCACCAACGATTCGAACGAAACTTTTATTTTGACGGAACTAATTTATTTTGTTATTCTCCAAGTAATGGCGTGAGTTCGGATTTAGTACAAGGTGCAATATCTCTTTATTCGTTTAACCCTGCGGTTAATCACTACTTAATTTTTGCAGTTCAAAATTCAACAACAACACCCGATAATTTAGGACACAAACGCGTAATAGTTCAAATATATGATTAATCTAACAACAATTAAAGGCGGGTTCGTAATGAACGAACTCGAATATATTTTCGAAGGCGAAGCGGAAATTTTAAGCGAAACTCAAGCGCACGTTCCAACCGATAAAGGAATAATTTTATGCGATACTTCGATGTCAATTAACGAAAACACGTACGAAAATATAAACGACTTCTTAAACGCTTTATATGCTTAACCACTTACGCGGACTTTCATTACTTTATTACATACTATCTTACACGGGTGTTTTGGTAGCCTTATTTGAAGCGCCTTATATTTTTTTCAAACTATTTGCATTAGGCTATGGGGTGTTTTTGACATTCCAACTTTTGAACTATTACCATAATGAAAACTAAACTACTTTTATTTTTAATTTCGCTACTTTCAATTCTTGCGCCCGTTAAAGGAATGGTATTAATTACAATTCTTTTTATTTGGATTGATCTTTGCGCAGGTATATGGCGAAGTAAAAAGTTAAAGTTGCCTTTACGATCACGTGGATTAGCTCGTACGATTTCAAAGACCTTACTTTATGCGGGTGCGATTGTTTGCGTTTTCTTCCTTGAAAAATACGTTCTCGAAGATTTAATAGGATTGTTCGTAAGTGTGGATTTAGTGTTAACCAAGGCTTTTACATTTTATTGCGTTTTCACGGAGTTAAAAAGCATTAATGAAAGTTACTTTGACGTAACGAAAAAAGACGTTCTAAAGTCATTTAAGGAGTTTATAACCGCAAAGAAACAAGAATGGGATGAGTTCAAATAAACTAGATATTCAAAAGATAGTTCAAAAGCGTTTATCGAAAGGGCAATTCTTCGAAGAAGCAAGCGACAAGACGCAGATATATTTACACCATACCGCAGGGAATGGAAACGCGGAAGGAGTTGCACGTTTTTGGAATAGTAACGAATCTCAAATAGCAACGGCCTTCGTAATAGGAGAAAACGGAACGATAGTACAATGTTTTTCTTCTAAGCATTGGGCGTGGCACTTAGGAATAGATAATGAAGACTTTTCGCGTATGGGTTCAAAATATAAGAACCTGAATAAATTAAGCGTAGGTATTGAAGTTTGTAATTGGGGAATGCTCAAAGAAAAAAACGGCAAATTTTATAACTACGTTGGTGGGGTTGTTAATCCGTCTTACGTTACTACGTTGGAAGAACCTTACAAAGGTTACAAGCATTGGTATAGATACACGGACGCGCAAATAGAATCTACACGTCAACTTGTAGAATACCTTTGCGAAACGTACGGAATCCCGAACACCTATCGTAAAGAAATTTGGAGTTTAGATAAAGCAGCCTTCGACGGCGAAAAAGGAATCTTTACTCACAACTCAGTTCGAAAAGACAAAGCGGATATTTATCCTTGTCCGAGAATGATTAAAATGCTTCAAAGTTTATGAAATATCTAATAGTAATTTTAAGCGTTTTAACGCTACTTTCGTGTTCGAGTGAACGCAAAGCACAATACCACTACCGAAAAGCGCTTAAACACGGCTTAAAGATGGTTAACGATAGCGACACGATACGAATAACTACTTTAGATTCGTTCCCCGTAATAAAAAACGACACGATAATTTGGGAAAAATTTATAACTACCAAGGACACAATCGTAAATTTTAAGAACGTTTACGTGCCTAAAACGAAGTGGCAAACACGAATAGAGTATAAAGAACGAGTTAAGACCTTACGAATAGAAGGTAAAACAAAATGGAAAACCGCGAAGGCCGTTCAGGTTGTTAAATATCGAACTTCGTGGTGGTTAGTTTTGATTGCGTTTGTACTCGGATTCGTTCTTCGGTTCATCCTGAATTCTACTTTTATTTCGCGAGTTCGCCTTTTCTTCCGATATTTCGGGCAAATTTAACGTTATGAATTTAATAAAACACGGACGTAACGTCCACGAACTGCAACTTGACGGTAGGCAAGTTCACGTAGCTATATTGAGCGACTTACATTGGGACAACCCTAAATGCGACAGGCAATTACTTAAAAATAACTTGGATTTCTGCAAGGAGAATAATATACCCGTAATTATAAACGGGGATTTCTTTTGTTTAATGCAGGGACGCGGAGATAATCGCCGCAACAAATCGGACATTAGACAAGAACATAACAACGCACGTTATTTAGATTCGATCGTTGAAACGGCTTCGGAATGGTTTAAGCCATACGCGGACATTATAAAAGTAATAGGCTACGGAAACCACGAAACGGGAGTAATTAAATATCAGGAAACGGACTTACTCCAACGCTTTGTAGACCTATTAAACTATAAATGTGGCTCAAGCGTTCAAACGGGCGGTTATGGCGGTTGGGTAATTATTCGACAAACATTCCACGGGAACGCACAAATAACAACTAAAGTAAAATACTATCACGGTTCAGGCGGTGGTGGAGTAGTT